TGTTACTTGTTGTATTGGCTGCTGTTGGTGCTCTTGGTACACCAGTAAATGTTGGATTGAATAATGTTGCTTTTCTTGCTTCTAAGTCATTAATTGCCAATTGAATTGTATTGGCTGTAGATACGATACCACCCTGTGGTGCAGTGAAGGTAATGTTGTTTGCAAAATATGGACCGTTTGAAGCCCAATATACAGTATTTCCATTGGCAGTTAAAACAGAACCGTTTGCTGCACCGCTTGTGGTCGGAAGAAGATTGATTAGTCCTTGAACTCCATTGGATGATCCTGTTCCACCGTTAGAAATACTTAAAGGATTACCTAAATTGTAAATACTATTAAATGTTGGATTTGAATCTGTTTGTAAATCTTGTGATGTATTAACATATAAGTTATTTGCTGTGGCAGAAACAACAACACCATTATTACTTCTAAATGTAATATTTCCTAAATTTGGAATTGCTGTACCGGTTGTACCAACAAAAACATTTGCTGAAGTGTTGGCACGAGCATATGAACTATTGGCATTGTTATTTACATTTGAAATGTTTGTATCAAATACACCAGAGTTGGCAGTCAAAGTTGACGAGATGGAATTTACTTGAGTTTGTAATTGATATGCAGCTGCAGCAGATGCAACTTTATATTGGTCGTTTACATTTAATGAACTTGTTAAATAATCATCTGTAAGAATACGATAAAAAGTTGAATTGGAAACATTTAAAATTTGCCAATATTTTAATGGTTCATTCCAAAAAATTTGTGCATTTGCTCCAGACACACCACGATTCACAACCAATGAACTGTTTTGACCTGTAACTGATCCAGAATTTAATGTAAATGTTGGAGCATTGTAAACAGTTTCCCCGTTAATTACAAAGTTGCCTTCAACACTAACTTGTCCAGCTTGAATACTATTGAAAGTGGCTTGATTACCAGTAAAATCATATCCATTAACATTTGTGGTAACATTTAAATCGGATGTGACATTTCCTGACAAATTCAAATATGCAGCATTGATTTGATTGTTTGCGGTTATATCTTCAAAATAACCACGAGTTGTTGCATTGATATATGGTGCTGAGATGGAAGAATTTGCTTTTAAATCTCTAACATTGGCTGAACCGCTGGCTAATAAATTAACAGTAGAGACCAAATTGTTTGATGAAACATTACCACCAAACACTTGAGAAGAAGCATTAACAACTGTAGACCTTACTAATGTGTTAGCATTTACTGTATCAGTAAGTATTGTTTTGTGTACAATAGCATTGTTTGCTACTTGTAATGTATAACCAGGAGCATTTAAATAAACATTGGCCAAAAGTGTTGTATCACCAGAAACAGCTAAAGTTGATGAAACAATACCAGCACCCATGATTGCTGTATTGGTTACAAATAACCCCGTACCAACACCATTAAGGTATAAAGTTCCACTATCTTTTGTATAGGTGTTAGCGCCTAAATTATTTAACTCTTTAGCAATTACATTCTCTTGCGCAAGTAAATCACCAAAGGTGTTTGTATAATTTAAAACCTGTACTGTATTAGCCATTATTCTTTCCTGGATAAAGAAATTAGGAGGTCTTTAATTTCCCCCACCGAACTTTTCAGTTCATTAATATCATTTTTAATTTTATTTATTTCTTGTTTTTGACTCATTGCCACTTGTGATTTTGCTTGATATTCTTCCAAACCGGAACGGTCTGTATTAATAAGAGCCATAGTTCTTGTATCACGAACATAAGATGTATTTGGAATTTTAACTAACATATTATACCGCCGATGGTAATGCGATAGCACGAATGTCAGTCAAAAACGGAACAGAAGTGTTATCGGAACTACCAAGAACAATCTTGATAGCGAATTGGTTAAACTTGTTATATGTCTGATTTGTTACACCACTTGTATATGAAATATAATTATCAGCAACACCAGCAGAACCAGGAGCAGCCACAAATTCATATGTGTCACCTCTAGTCTGGGAGTATAATGAATCACTATTATTAATTAATGTCATTAACTGCCATTCACCATCCTCAAACTTCTGAGTATCACTTCTAGATAACACTTTGTAGTAAACATAAATGTTTGTATTAACTGGACGATAGGCGGTAAAATAAACTCTTAAATCGCCAGAATCAAAACCTTGATCCAATACAACTTTCTTAGTGAAGTATCTAGCGAGAGCATTACCACCAGATTTTGAAGTTTCTCCTGTTATACTTACTGCGGCATTTGAATTACCACTACGAGTGGTTGGATCAGTAATCACAATTGTTGGAGTTTTAATATAACCAGAACCCTCATTCGTAATATAAACATCTTGAATTATTCCACCAACAACATTAGCAACTGCAGTAGCACCAGATCCATAACCATCCGTTGGTTCAATTGTAACCGATACAGTATTTGCATTGTATCCTGTACCACCAGAAGAAAGTGTGATTATATTGTTTGAAAGTCCTAGGTTGTTAATACTCCATGTGATTGCATAAACACTCAATCCATCATCCGATATCATTGGAGATACTGAATCGTCTGTGGTACTCATTGTTGCATATAGTGAGAATGATGTATTTGAATTTGCATCAAGCACACGCTCACCTGCACCATCATTTAAATAAATGTCATCGTATGTTGGAGTACCATATTTTCCAGGAGATACTGAAACCGTTGCGGTAGCTGTACGAGTGGATTCTAGTGTTGAAGAATAAGAATAACTCAATGCTGTGCTACCAGGTATAAAGTCTGTTGTAGAAATATTAAAAGCATCCACCACAACATCAGTATTTGCACATGATGTAATTGAACCTGAAATTGTGTTTGGATTTAAATAGTATCCGATATCCTGTTCAACAACTTTACGGTATGGTAATTTATTAGGTACAACAAACTGTAAAGTTGGTAAAGTACCCACAGAGAACACACAACGATTAACTACAAACATCATAGATTCGTTCTGGTCCGCTGACCAAGTTTGAGAGTTCTGTGATAAGAACAATGAACCAACATATGGTGCTGAATTAATCTTAGTAACATTTTTAGGTGTGGCATCTGTTGGTAAATTCTTAGTTGAAGATGCCACAGCATTGTCACCATTCTGAGCTGTGTAGATTGTATATTCATTTGAAGTCGGACATTTAACAATCAAAGCATATAATTTATTTGATTCCAAATATACAGGAGCAGGGAACTTAAACTCTGTATATGTTGAAGAGTCCAAATAATGTGGACTATCAGAAGTTTTAATATTTTCAGAAGTTAAAGTTACTTGTGAATGGTCTAAAGTATCTCCACTTGGGTATCCATTAATTGTACCAACAATCGAAATTGTTACAGGCGCATATCCTGTAGTTGGTTTTGTTTTAAAAAACAATTTAATAGAATCAATAAACACACCATTAGCAAAATTAGTTTTGTCAATAATGAATGTTTGTGCTACTGGATCCCAAGGTGTTTTGTAACTGTAAGAACTTGTTTCTGTTCTTGTTTGTGTACTTGAAAAAGTATTTTTTGCTGAATCAATAGAAGAAGCAAAATTCAAACCTTGTTTTGTTTGTTGTAAACCAGAAGCATAGAATGTTGATTCGGAATATGTAGTAGCAGAATCTAGATTGTCTGCAATACGATTATCAATCCTAAATGTTCTTTGACCAGTATGGAATGTACCACCAGGTATTGCAAAGATACCAGATACCATACCAACCTCATTGGTTTTTAATTCACCAATTGAGTACATATCACCAGAACTAACTGACACACCTGTATTTAATGTTGCTACTTTAGTTGTAGGATTGTAAGCTGTAATTGTTGCTGATTCACCAGTATCATCTTGTTTAATAAAATGAATAGTTAAACCGGTATATGTGTCTGTGGAATTAGCTAATGTTGATAATGTAACAGAAGTGGATGAACCAACAGCGGTTAGTGTACCAGAATTATGGTAAAGTGAAGAAATAATTCCTGATGCTGTTGTTGATTGATATTGTCCCGAAACGTTAAATTGAGCATTTTGTATTGTTGCACCGGTGGTAAATATTGAACCAACAATACCAACGATGTATAGACGCCAATTGGATGTGCCTGGTTCGTTATAGTAAGAAACAACTTTAGCAACAGGAGTAAAGTTACCACCTGTGTAGTAACCAATAATCTCTCCATCAGCAAATGATCCTGTTACATTTGTTAATTCTAATACGTTTGGTTTACGAACACGATTCTCAACACTTACACTATCAAAGAATGGTTTAACTGTTGTATTCACCAACATACCATATGAATTGAAGAATACAAATTGTTGACGAATATATGGTAATACTGAAATGTCGGTGATGTATCCACCAGTTTCAGAGTAACTGGAATTTAATTTGTCATATTTACCAAGAATAGTTGTTTGTTGTTGTTGTGTGTATGTTGATACTTGGTGGTCAGCATAACCAACAAAACCAAATGGTGATGGATTAATTCCATGGCCAATAGTGTATGAAGTTGATTCTGAAGATGTAGCAACTGTTGTTTTCCAGTCACCAACTTGTAACACATTAACTTTGTCACTTGCTCTAAACACTTGTAAATTTGGATCAACCAATAACAAATCTGGTGCCTTTTCTGTATCAACCCAGTTATCCATTGGAGGAGTTAAAGACATTGTGCCAGAATTTAATGTAACAGAAAAAGGATTTAAATTAACTGTACGAGAAGCAATTGGTTGTGTAACTACATTTGCTGTTGTGTATGGCAATGTAAAGAAGTTTGATGAACCAGATTTAGAAATATTATAACCTAAATTATTAGCACTTGTACTATCAATCTGACCCATGTTATACACTAATGATAATGATTGCAATGGGAAATTTTTAACTTGTTGTGCTGCAGTCATTTGTTTAGTTCTACGATTAACTGAAACCAAATAATCTGGATTAGCAATATCGGATGCTGCATAACTTGAAAAGTCATCAACCAAAATACCATTTTTGAAACGGTTTAATCCATTAGCATCAGAAATTTGTAATGCTGCTGCACCTTTTTCTAATGTATTAAGTGCTGTATAGTATTCAATATTGTTTACACGACCTTCCAAATCCGAAATGTCACGCATTAACCAACGCTTATGTTTAACTTTTTCAACGGAAAGATTAGGTAATGTACCTGTAGATTCTCCTGGAATATAAGCTGTGTATGGATCGTGATAGAGATTTGCCAAGACCAATGACCCATCTGGTTCTATAGGAGAAATTGGGTTGGTTGCTGGTGTTCCTTGGATGATTTGGAAAGATTTATCTTTACTTAATACCAATTTGTCATAACGACCCAAGTAATAACCATAATCAGATTCAAATACGGTTAAATCTACTGGAGTATAGGAACCATTTGCATTTGAACCTGAACTGCTTGCTCTGAATGTAAAGTCGCTTTGAGCATTAATAAGTGATGGTCTAAAATCTAAACAATCCCTTAACTGATAGAAATTACCTGATTTACTTGTGTAAGTAGGTATAGAAGCATAATCTTCAGGTGAAGATGATACTGGTGAAAGATACGACATAACAGAATAATAACCGTCACCACCTGTAGTTGCATAGTAGTCAAGTATTACCAATAAATTACCTTTAATGGCTTTTTGTCCAATTCCTAAAGTGATAGTGGCAAAATCATAATGTGAATCCCTTTGACCATTATCAAAAGTAAATCTATTAGTAACATCATATGAAGAATCTGTAAGCATTGCATCTGATGGTGCAGTAGCTGGTGATCCAGTATCAATAATTTTACGAATGCGTTTTACATCAGTAATGTATAATGTTTGTGCAACACCAGGAGATACCAATCCACCATTCTTAACATAAACAGTACCATTGTTGGTATCCACATTGATATTACTATCAACAGCAACACCAGTAAAGTTAACACCAGAAGTATTACCTGTTATTAAATTTTTGGCTTTAAGAATATATGATGTGTCGTTACCACTTTTAACATAAGCTTTAGCAATGATTGTTGCAGTGAAAGCTGTTAAGTCTGAAGATGGTGTTGTAAATGTGGCTGTACCACCTGAACCCGTAATGGAACAAGTTCTAGATAATATATTCCATGGTACAGTTTGGCCAACTTTTAATCCAGCATTTGAACCTGGATTGGTTACAATTATTTGAAAATTTTGTGCTATCGCATCAGCAGATAAAGACCCATTACCTAAGAACGATAATGTTGATACTGGCGCAGAACCAAAAGTTAATACTGCAACAATGTTACCACCAGAAATACCAAAAGATACATTTCGGAAAACTTGAGTTGTTGTGTATGAAGTATTGTCAGCGTAACTTACATATTGATTACCCAAATTGAACAATAATTCAGGGGCATTTGGGTTTTGTAATATTGTATCGGATAATGGATTGTTTGTTGCTTTACTTGAGGTGTCGATTGTAGCATTAGCAGTAACCGTTGTACCGGAAGCTTTGACGATTGTTTCAATATCAGTAACATCAAAACGTAAAGTGAATACAGACGTTGTATCTGGTGTTACTGTAAATGGTCTATCAACATAAACTTCTTTTGTTGTACCATCATATGATATAATGTTTCTGAAATCACCAGCAGAAGTTCCTTTATCAATACTAACAGTTACATTATAATAAGCATTGGCTACATTCGAATATAAATTAGTGTCTGGTAATGTAATATAGGTATTGTTAGCAGAAGATAATGCCACATTAGCGGACAATGTTTGGTTTTGAATACCAAAAACATATGCTTTATACACATACGCAGCACCATTGGCTGTATTGGATGTACTAGAATATACCATATTACGGATATAACCAGTGGCTGCTCTAGTTGAGTTATAAGATTCAGAATTTGTTTGTGTGATATTATCTTTACTTACAGTATGAAAATCTACAGCAGGCATTGTAGAAACATCAAACACGCCATTGGCTGAATTTACATAGAAATAATTTCCATAATCAATAAATGTTGGATTGTTGGTTACTTCTTGAATTGTTCTGGCTCTATCATTAACAAGAACAACATCACTTTGATTTTCCAAACGATAACCACGAACATATGAAATACCTTTTGATATTCCTAAATTATATTTTGCTGTATTGGTGTTTGTTTTTGGTGTGATTGTATAATCATTTACAATAAAGTCACCATTGGTATCTGTAGTTCTTTTGGCAAAATAATCATCGATTACCGAATATACTGTACCATCTACTTGTTTCTGAACTTTACCAGAAGCCAATCTTACCAATTCAATAAAACTATCATCATCACCTAAAGTTAATGGACGAGTTTCCAACGCCAAACTAATTTGATATCGGTCGGCACCTGGGGCTTGATAGTTTGTTGCGTTAAACGCAGGATCCAATAGTGAGGAATCATCTGTTGAATCTATAACGGTTTCTGTGGCGTTGATACCAACACGAATGGATGGATTAGCATCATATTTGGATAGAATAACAGTACCTTCAGATACCGAAACAAAGTTTCCTTTAACATAGAAAACACCATTTGAAATAGATGCTACTGAACCTAAACCTGTGGCATCATTACCAATAGAAGAGGTAATAATAGATGCTGAATAGTTTGAACCCGTCAAATAAACCATATCACCAGAAGCAAATTTGTTACCTGTGATATAGGTAATCATTAATGTTGGAGGATCTCCAGCTGAACCTGCTGACGTTGTTGTTGCTTCGGCAGCTTTAACCACCTTAGCAACTACCGATCCATCTTCACTATGAATAATTCCATTATTAAAAGTTGAAGCAATAACGGTCACACCCGAATCATTTAATGTATTGAGTTTTACATAATAAACATTTTGGTTTACTGTTACTTTACCGCCAGTAACAGGAGTATTTTGTGCAAAGATTGCATCAGCAAAATTTGTAATTTGATTTTGAAGAATGGTTTGAGATTGTGTTAATTCTCTAGCTTGAACAGAATATCCTGGCTTGAAAAGAATTCTATGGTAGTTTTTGGTTGCATCAAAATCATCATGATATGGTTCTACATTAAAATTAATTGACATTTTTTCTTTCCATTAAAATCTTAGTACAATACGGAATTGTTCGGTAGCGTCTGCACTTCTTTGAACACCTGTTCTATTTTCTATGTAGGTCATGTATCCAGAATAAATCATAAAATCTGGATCTGTGGTTGTTAATAGAGTTCTTACTGCTGATGATACTGAAGCATTTGCATCCTGTATGATAGCTTGGTTCAAAGCTGGTGTTCCTAGTGTATTTATTACTCTAACCACATTGGTTGCTGGGTCAAAATTAACAATTTTTGCTGTGTATGTGGCCTCATTTATATTGGGACCCTGGTAAATAACTTGACCTGATGAGTATGCACCCAATCCAGGAGAAACAAATAGATGTGTGGTCACATCATATACGGAATCGGTTGCATATGGGTTATTTGAGTCTGACAAAGCATTAGATACAGAGAACGCATCCAATACTAATCCTAGTTGTCTATATGCGATATCTGTTGGTATTAAACCGCCTTCCGATTGTGCAAAATCTAAAGCAATCATCACATGACTGCAACCTAATTCAGAAATTGGATCTAGACCGTGGCCACCAATTGGTGAAACTGGAATACTTAATACCGCATCTTTGGTTGGTGTTGAATAACCTTCCAAAATATTCAATGTTGTTGTAGCAAAAGTATATCCTTGGCCTGTATTGGCCACAACAATATCTGTAATATAACCTTCGGTATTAACAGTTGGCACAGCATTGGCACTCTGTCCATCACCTGAAATTGTGATTGTTACACCACCTGAGGTGTATCCTTCACCAGAATCCAAAACATTGATGACATCTATTGAACCTTGTGCAGCATAAGTTTGAACAGGATTTGGAACAGTTTGACCTGCCGGTACTGGCATCCAATTAGCATCTAAGAATTTTTGTTTGACGCCTGGATTGATACTGTATAAAAATTTCCATTTATATCCGTCAGCAGTTTTAATTAACAAAGTTTTATCAAAAGTACCTGGTAAAAACTCTGGTTCTATTGTTGATGGAGAACCATTTGCATTCCATAAGCATTTGAATACTTGGTCAAAACGATTTTTAATATAAAATATTTTATTTAAAATACCATTTTCATCAACGGTAAACATATCAGTTTTATCATCATAGATATCATATACTGTACCTTCTGTCCAATCGAATCTTGGAATTACAGCTGATATGTCCGAAGAGGTAATTCTTTTTGTTGCAATGATGTTTTTATATACGTTTTTAATTGAATATTGGTCTTGAGTTGGTGTTGGAGGATTATATTCATCTTCCCAAGGATCAACTTGACCAATAAAACCATATAGTGTATTCTGTAAACCAACACCAGTTAAATTGTTGGCTGCAGGTGCATAGTAGTATTGTAATACTTCATATACTTTACTACCATATACAAGTTGTGAAGAATTTGCTGTAATAGTTGGCATATTTTATTCTCTATAGTGTTCCGTAAATCATTACATCTTGAGTATTTGCATTTTTATTTACTGTGATTGTAGCGTTAGCAGTAGGACCAATATAACTATTTCCTAAAGAAATATTACCATTTGCAAATACTTTGGTGACAGTATAGTATGAATCACCATTAAGTGAAACTTGGTCACCAACGTAAATGATACTGTTTGCTGGAGTTGTATTTTGAACATCTCCAAAATTACCGTCAAATTGACCCGTTACGGATGTTATATTTATTACGTTTGAGGAACCATTTGAATATCCATAAGCAACATTAGCAAAAGTTAAAACAACATTATCGGATAGAGTTATTTCATTATTTAAATAATCAACCATGGTTATAGTTGAATATACTTTAACATTATTGGAAGAAATAAAACTAACAACATTACCAACTAAAATTGTTTCCGCAATATTTGTTGAAACATCACCTGTAAATTTAACAACATTTGTGCTGATAGTATTGGTGTTTGTATCCACTTCCATTACAGCATAAGAATTTTCTCCAGACATACGATCCAAATGATAACCAATTTGTGATGTTTGTGTTGCTGAGAAATTGAAAGAGTTTGAACTTCTTAATAAATTTCTACCAATCAATTTCATACCTGATGGATGTAATAGATTCAATACCAAATCTTTATATGTTTTTAATGCCTGTTCTACTGAAAGCACATAGGTGTAACTATTATAATCCAAACTTTGTAATACTAAACCTAAAGATGATGGTTGACCATCTTCATTTAAATATTTACCTTGGCCAACAATCAAACCGTCCAAAAATGATGCTGTTGCCTTAGCATTACCATCACCATATCTGAGAATACTGGAATCTGGAGTCCTAACAGCCGCAGTTAATAATGAGAATGTTGTTGGATTTGAAGTTTGTCCAGTTACAAAAGTTAATACTGGATTGAATGTTAATTGTTCTTCTCCATGATCCACATGTAAAGGTTTACCTTCAACATAATTTCCAACATAATTATAAACTCTCATTTGATAAGCATCAAGTTGTGTATTTCCTTCAGGATCACTTGAAGTTTTAACAATTGAACTTAATGTTGCTGAATATGTTGATGTTGAATATGAATCACCTTGATAAATTATATCATCTTGTATAGGAGTATAACTGATTGAAACATTATTTACAGCAATATCTTGAATATCCAAATAAACAGTTGGTGTTGAAATATAATCTTCACCTGCATTAGTAACATCAATTGTTGTAATTTGGCCAACTTTATCGGTGGTTGGATATAACTTGGCACCATCACCCATTATACCAGGAACAACAAGTTTTGCTCCTTCGCCATATTCTGTTGTGATTATTACTGTTGGTAAATCTGTTGATGTATAACCAAATCCACCTAAAGGATAAGTTACGTTTGTATTTCCATCAGCAAAAGTGTAGTCAACATTAACAATTGTACCTGTAGCATTAACAGTTAAATTTGCATATGCACCTTCACCAAGACCACCAACAATCTTAATTGTATCTGTGTTTGAATAATTTGTTCCACCATTAACAATTCTTACTGGTTGTAACATACCAATTAAACTTAATTCACTTTGGCCAATATCAGTATCATAATAAGAGTGTG